ATCCCATGTCATTTTGTTGTCACCTTCAACGCCCATGATTCGCATTTCACTCATTTGTATTCACCTCCTTTCTAAGTACGCCTACGCCTGACGATTCTCTTTCGACCAGGTTCGGCTTTCTTTTCTTCCTGCACTTCTTCCTTCACTTCTTCCTTTACGGGGGCACCACCTGTATCAGCAAGATCGGAACACGGATCATAGTGAGGACACTTGGCACACTCAGGGAGTTTTTCGATGTCAAGCCCTGGTGTTCCCCCTCCTGGACATTCAAAGTCTGCTGTTGGTGCATCACCAGCAGGCTCAGACTTTTCCTTTTTCTTCTCAGGTTGAGAATCGTTATTATTATCAGTGGAAGCAGATTGAGTATCAGGTTGGGTTTCTTCACCACCATCATCAGGTGAGCCTTTCGATCCTGTGAACGCTTCCTCCATCTTATCATAGTTAGGGTGAACGTTCACACACTCGTCCAGAGAAAATGATTGATCAAGAATAGCATCGGGGATAGCCTCGTCCCTGTCAACGAAACGATGACCAACGAAGTCCATGCTATCACGCTCCTTGCCTGATGAATCTGTGAACGTCCCTGACTTCTTGATGGAGAAAGCGATTGTTTTCCCTTCATCATAATCAGAGAAAGGAACTGGTGCTCCACCCTTCGGGTTCTTTGCAATTTCATCCACGTTCTTTTCGAAGTTCCACCACGCAACTTCCCAAATCTGCAAGCCCTTCTCCTCTTCTTCTGGAGTATCATGCACCCAGACAAGATAGACTGTCCTGCGTTTGGGAGCGATTGCTTTCCACTCTTTCTCAGGCAGTCTCTTGCCCCTCATGTAATTACATATAGGGTCAGGCTGTTTGAACATGCGTTGGGGGCAGACAAACTGGTCAAACATCGGACCAATGTTCTGATGAATCCATACATCAATATTGAATGCCATACGCTCTTTAGGCACTCTCGGATGTTGCTCTCCTGCAACGAACGGGATAATATCGAGCAGATGATCGCCGAAGTCAGGTCTCCAGAACCCTATGCCTTCTGGCAGTTTATCCTTAATGAAGATAGTCCCATACTCAGGCATATCTTCGCCACGGTCAATGCTTTCTTGAGTTCTCTTTTGGAGATCCTCTCTCATTTTCTTGGTCTTGGTCCTGAAACTCATTCTTGCTTCCTCCTTTTTAGTTTAGCTGTCCTTGGGTTATTTTCCACTACATCTAAATGTTTATCTTGCCTGTGTTCGGCAAGCATTTGTCTGGCTTCTACACCAACTGATTTTGTATCTGAATAGTAGTTGGAGAGAAACAGTTTCACCAAATTATCAAGGGAATCTTTGCGGTGCTGAAACGCCCACTTAGCTGCCTCTAACACGTTCACACTATAGGTTGTTTGTATCAACAGGAAGTTTGATTTGATGTAATCCTTGTGGGCACAGATCCATGTCGTGATAGCCATGTCGGTAGGTTTCTTATCAAACCCTAATATGTCCCAGTTCTTCCTGATCTTCATGTCCAACTGTGCTTTAATAATACTGAGTTGTTCTTTGGCATGATCACGTTCCTTAACAGCTTTAGCCCAAGCATTAGACCACTTCCCATAGAGTTCTGCTTGTTCCACAAGACATTCTTCCAATGAGTCTGGGTCAATGTGTAGATCCTGTTCATAATTTAGATCACTCATAGCCTCTCCTTAAAACGGTATGTCGTCCTCTTGTGATGCTGAACAAGCCAGCGCACAAGCAAGCACCAGCCCGAGACGCCCTGTATACATGAACGAGTCGGTAAAAAGGGAGGCAATACTTAAAAGTCCCGGACTCATTGGTTTGTCCACGATCACTTTCTGCAAGTAGGTGCAGATAGCATATCGAATAGACTCTGGATCTCCAGTTACTTTAGGTAATAGCTTCCTGATCTGTTCCCATTTACTACTGCCTGTCAACCTAATGTCAATCAAAATCCTACACAATTCGGTGACCGACTTCTCGCTAACCACGAGATTTTCTATTGCCTCTTCCATCTGTTCGATGTCGCCCATATCAATAACAGAGTCAAGCAAAGACAATGCCTGACCTGGTGAACCCCAACAACTCGTTGCTATCTTCGTGGTGATCGCCTTTGGGAAGTCCACAACTTCTTCCCCTTCGAGTACATCTTTCAGCAGGTTGATAATCTGCCCTCTGCGTAGTGCTAAGACATGCGCTTCATGGCATCGTCTACGGACTGCTTTCAGCGTGTTGGTCTTGATCTTCTCAGGTTCAGAAGTACACAGGGCAAAGATGACATGCTTGGGTGGGTCCTCTAACATTTTCAAGAGTGCTTCCATCGCGGCGCCCGTTATCTGGTGACATTCATCCAATAGATACATCTTCTTGTCACTATTCATAGGGGCGGTCTTCACACTGGAATTGATGTCTCTGATGGTATCAATCCCTCTTGTGTTTGCCGAGTTAAACTCATAGAAATCCATATCTGATATGGACAGTTCTTCCTTGATGACATAGGCAAGAGTTGTCTTACCACAGCCTGGCAACCCAGTGAAGAAGTAACTTCCAGGTATGTCTTTATCCCTCCCGAGTACTGATCTCAGGCTCTCAACTACTGGTTCGTTACCCATCATTTCATCCAACGACATTGGTCTGTAATCTACATTTAACGTCATGCTTCCTCCTAAGCTGCCAGTTTATATTCAGTCATTTCGGCCCAGTTACCATCTATCCCTGATATTTCGTGTTCGATCTCTAAGGGTACGATAATCCAGGGGAACATCTCCTTGATCTTCTCAGTACCAACATAGTTAATCGTTTCAATGATGTGGGGTAGTTCCTCTTCGTCATAGTCATGGATCATATCATCATGTATCTGACCAATGATCATTGACTCCCACTCTTCCTCTGCCGCAATCTTTTCTACTTCAATGAGACTCCACAAGAGCATATGGAATGCTGTGCCCTGTGTCTGATAATTCGTACATTCATTCCGAGTCATGTAGCCTGTGAATTGAAAGCCAAGATAACTACTTATGAACCCGTGCTTCCTGTACTCCTCATTGATTGCTTCCTTCCATTTCTTATAGACCTTGAACCTACGTCCCCAGAACTTTTGCTCCACTTTTTTACAATGGTCAGTGAACGCCTGAACGTTTTTTATACCTGCCTTTGATAGATGTTTTTTGAGCGTTAAGCCTGAGTTCGTTTGAAGGTCAAGGTAATTATCCCACAGGTCAGGAGCGCAGTTACCATAGTATGAACCATAGAACTGAGGGAACACCCACCCGTTCTTACCTGAGTATCTAATCTCTTTGGTGACTTCTTCTTTGGGTAGTATCCAGATGTCTGATGCGGCATCTCGGTGCATATCAGTTGTGGGGTCTGTAATGTATCGAATTAACTCTGGATCTTTATTATAACAGGCACTAATTGCGACCTCAATGCCTGAGAAGTCAGAAGAAAGCAGACCATGACCTTTGCTCGGGATGATTCCTTTCCTACATGTCATCCTTGAAAATTTATCTCGATTAGGTATGTTCTGAAAGTTAGGATCGGAAGATGATCCTCTGTAACTCTTTGGTATCGTTAGATCATAGGAGGGATTCATTACACCATTGTATGAGAACCTCTTGAACTGTGCCAAGTACGTTCCCTTTACTTTAATCATCTTGCGGAGTGCCAACAAGTCTCGAACAAAGGGCAGGTCAATCTTCTGGAGTGCTTTCTCATCCACAGAGTAGTTCTTTTTTTCAGTCAGTATTGGGGGATAATTCAGGATGTCATAGAGGAGGTGTCCTAAGTCTTTTGGTGACTCAATATCAATCTCCTTACCTGTCTTGTCCTTGAACTTCTGTGCATCCTTACCAAACTTAGTGATCTTTAGCAAGTCAATTATCTTCCTATCAATGACTCCAGTACCTTCCTTGTTTGCTTGCTCATTATAATATTCTTCATTGGTACACACGCCACGCTTTTCGATGTCAGCAAGAACAAGGGCTCCTTCATGGAAGAAGTCATATGGGTACTCCATCTTTCTTTTTTCTATCTCTACCTTTTGGATTGGTTGCAACATGAATCCGAATAAAGAATCAAGTCCACCGTAGTGTAACAGATCATCGAGCGGACATTGATCCATCTTATTGAACGGGAACCCTTTAATGTATCGCTGAACGGGTTTATCATATGGATAGAATCCGAAGTTGACATAGGTCTGAAACTTCAACCCTGTAAAGTACTTGCGATTGTCGATGATGTGGGCGGCGATCATAGAGTCCCAGTTCCAATTCTCTACCTCAACTCCCATGATCTCACTCGACCACACATCTTCAAATTTCATGTTATGTGCTTCTTTACCTATGTCGTGGTCTCTTAATACCGAGCGGATCCGGCGCTTGATTTCAAGGAACTCCTTACGATTCCAATGATTTCTGTACTGGAATGGAAAAGAGTACGCCTCCTGCTCATCAAAGCAGAACGACATGGAGACTATCTTGTGTCCAGGTCTAAATGGTTTCAGTCCTGTTGTCTCATAATCTATTTCAAGTCGTGGAGGCTGCTCTCGGAGAACTCTGTCCAAGATTGATATAACATCGTGGTAACTAAATAAGGAGTGAATCCTTTTGTTGTAGTCTGGAATTGTGAAACTGTCTGCCGAACGTATGAACTCGATGGCGTTGGTAATATCTCTGCTGTATTGACTGGTAAGGTTTGCGTTATCTTTATCTCTGGTGATATAGGAAGGGTGAAATAAAGGAAGCACCCAACAATTATATCTTCGATCTGGAATAGCCAGACCACGCCACCTTGAAATGCTTGCCTCTTTGAAGTGATCAAGGTAGAAAGACTCAACGGCTTTTCCTCCCATCAGTAGTATGAATTTAGGTTGAAGTTCTCGAATGGTTTGTTCAACGATAGGACGACAGTAGCGGAGTTCTGACTTTTCAGGTGTGCGGTTCTTGACCTTCGCCCACTTCCCAGATGTCATAGGACGACAGTTCACAGCATTGACCTTCCAGAAGTCACGATCAAGGTCAACTTTATTGAGCCCTAACTCTCTCCACAAGTAACCCCCAGCCTGTGCATGTTTCACAAACTGCTTTCCTAATTGGTCTTCTTTCTCGCCCGGACCCTCGCCTATCACAAGTACCTTCAATGCCCCTTCCCCTGTGTACTTCATGCGTGGGGAACGGACGTGTTTATACAGCCCACAGTCTTTGCAGTATGGACCTGTGTCATCAAGGTCAACGAATCGCTGGGAGCCTTTCTCTATTTGATCATCGGTGAAGAACCCTTTAGTTGCCATCAATTAACGTTCAACCCCGCTATGTGCTGAAAGGCTTGACGCTTGAAGAGGACTAAACGTTCACCAACATACATGAACGTAGCCTTTTCGAGTACATCAATCAGGAAGTCAGGTCTGATCTGGAGCGAGAAGTCCTTGTCAATATTGGGTGTCTTCCCGAACGGTACTTCCTGTAGAATAGCACCCTTTTTAGTTTCAGCCTTACACGTTATTTTATCCTTATCTATCATTAGCGTGACCAGCTTATCAACTCCCTGTTCCCCTTCATTCACAAGGTTGACAGTCTCGATGGAGCCTCGCAAGTCAGCAGGTATACTGATACGCACGCCGGTATCAAAGTCCTTGAACGGTTCCCTAAAGGGCAGTAGTTCTAAAGGAATGACCCGGCGTGCGCTGAACGTGACGCCGCCTTTTGATTTAAAGTGTGCCCATGCTTTTGACAATGTGTAGGAGGAAATATCATCATATCTGGACAACTCTTGAATCAGCGCCGCCTCGATATAGAAGTCCTCATCGACTTCCTTATCCATTTGGTACCAACTTATCCTACTCTTTGAACCAGACATCACATCTGATCCTTCAACTCTAACACAGGTCAATGTTCCTCTCTGCCTGTCAGTATCAGCACTAAACGCACACAGCCTCAGACCTTCAATGAAGTCTTCCGAAAGTCTGTGCCACTTAGTGTCTCCTAATCCTGACGTAACAGTTTTAATATGCTCAAAGATTTCGGACTCTTCCACGATGGGTATTTGAGCATTAGTCTTTTCGTTCCACACTTCTAAGATACCCTTCTTGACCTCAAGGGAGATAGTCTCTGTGGTCATCTTAGATAGGAGTTTCAGGAACAAAGAGGAATCGACTGTGCATTGGACATCAATATCGAAAGGGTAGGAAATGAGGAGTTCGTCATTGTAGGCAAGAACTTCATCCTTATTAAAGATGAAGTGGTTGGACTGCTCAACGATCTCCTTTTGCGATAAGCCTGGTCGGACGAGATTCAACACATCCACTAAATCTAATCTATTTACCTCCATTTATCTCTTCCCTCCTCATGTCAATGACTGTTTGAATATCTTTTGGATAAAAATAGGACAGCAGACGCCTCCACTCGTCAGTCTCACCAAGGGCGGTGTCTCTAAAGTCCCTCTCCTTTACGGGGTCTTTCATCACAGGGAAGTTCCCTGCCAGATAGAGTTTCATATCACATCCTCTGTCTTTGATTTTGGTACTAACTTCCAGGGCCAGTCAGGCATACTTGCCTCTACGCTGATATAATACAGCATGTTTATTTTGTCTCTGGCGAGGTGATTGTTAGCAACCTCTTCCAGAGTGAATCCCCTGCTCTCTATGTATTGGATCATCTTTAGTTTGACTACTTCTGGGAAGGTATCGAAATGTTTACCACGGAGTCCTTTGCGGGGTGATTTAGAAGATACGGTAACAATGTGTGGGTTCTCGTTATACACCCAATCACCTGATCTCGTATGGGGCACAAGAATGACACCATAACGTCCGAACTGTACCCAACTGGTGCTGTCTACTGAGTACCAGGGATAGCGAGTCATAATGAACAGTGAGGTCAGACCAAACCCATGCACTTTGCAGACTGGCATGCCATTAGACTCTGTGAGGAAGGTCTCCCAGACATGATCTAAACTACTAATCGTGCGTTGATTGGACATAACGCTGATGGCACCTATCGCTATGTAGTCCGTTTGCTTTAGGTACAATTCAAGGAACTGGGTTTGAGTTTCAGCATGCCAGACAGGGATAGGATAGAGTCCTTTCATTTTCATGTAGAGGTAGTTCTGATAGGATTTGTCACCATCCCCTATAACATCAAGATTGAAGTAAGAGTAGGTAGGGAAAACATCCAGATTATTGTTAATGTATTGGATGTAATCATCAATGTCCAGCTTCTTCATCTGTGTTTTAGCGGAATATGCACCGGAGTCAAGAAGCAGATTTGTGGTCATATTATCCTCGCTTTTTTGAGCGCCAATAGAGTTTCATCCGTTCGTTTCTCGTCATACAAACCCCCTTTCATGTTGTCAACATATTTTTTTAAGCCATCAAACTTTTTTATCGGTCGATCATATTCCTCTGCCAAATCACAGTTGGTGAACGCAACCCAACGACGGAAGCAAGCCGCACAATTCCCGCAGGGTCTGTCACCTGGCGAGTAACAACTGCGTGTGGTGCTTAATTTACGTGGGTCAAAACCTTGATCAAGATACCATTTCACCATGTCAGTCTTTGTCATAGAGAAGAAGGGTGTATTGACAGTCACCCTGGTGTCCCAGAGAAACGTCAACCACTCACCACAGTCATTGAAGAACTTGACTGATCGGTCTGGTATGTTCATCTCCCCTCTTTGCACAATCAAGGCAACGTCCTTGTCATACTTGCTGGCGATCATAACAAGGAATGCATTACGGAGTGGAATGTTTGCGTCTCTTTCCTCCCAGTCAGCAAGATTCAATCTCGTATCAATCGTGGTGTCGGGGATGAGTAACTTCACTTTCTCAATTTCATGGGTCATATATCTGTGACCTAACCCTACATACAACGTCTTAGGTTGCTTTAAAAAGTGCCACCCGATATAGCTATCCAAACCTCCGCTAAATAATAGTATCATTTTCAGTCTCCCTCTAAGTCATAAAAAATTTCCATTACTCTTACTCCCAACTCTGCTCTGGCTTCAAGAATTGGAACAAGAGAGTCAAGGATCTCCGTGGTAATATCTTCCCCATCTGTCTTGGGAAACAGAACAGGAATCATTTTAGCCAGGTTCGTGCAATCGTGCTTTTCATCATGGAACATATTCCTAATGTTATCATACAGCTTTCTTTGGTCTTCGTTCATAGTTCCTCCGGTCGTTTTGCGTTAGAGTCCACGTAAACATCTGCCCTAAACTTGCCCATTATTAATCGATGATACTTGACACCATTGATTTTGAGCCAATCATTTGTGACCTTCCTGTCTTCCTCATATCGTGCTGTGTAGAGGATGACTTGATGCCCTTCCATATACAACATATTTATCTTGGCAATATTCTCTCGGAGAGGCTTCATGTCAGCATAGCGAAACCAATTCTCTGGGTTCGTATCGTCCACAGTCAACGTGCCATCTATATCTACTGCATAAATCATATTATCCCCTTAAAAGGTCCTGCAGTTGCCTTCGTGCGTTGTGATCAATGTATAACCGATTGATGATGTCTTGAGGAGCAGTCAATACCGTAGGCAGATTCTCAGGCTTACGAGCCCCGTAACCTGCTGAACCTTTGAATCTTCGATTATCTATTGCGCCTGATCTGTCAGCGGCGATCATCGATAGCTTGGTACTCCCACAGTCAGTACATAAATGTGGGCGCCCGTCATACATCTCTGGAGCATCACAACTCACGGTAAACTCAAAAGGAAAGTTGAAAGCATCACCAAGTCTCCAGCACTCTGTCTTAGTGAGGTTCTGGAGCACAGGCATGAAACTAATTCGGTGCCCTGTAATGTATCCGTACCGCTTCAACATGTCCACTGCTTTGTTGAATTTGTACGAGTTGTCAGGGTAACCTCCTGTCTCCTCACTCAACTGTGACCACCCTGCGGAGAGATACACGTGGCGATAGTTATAATTAAGGATAGCTGATTCAGCGTAAGCCATAGCGATAGAGGCAAAGATAGCGTTCCGCCCTGCTACCCAGGCGATAGTTGATTTGATGTCATCACCCCCAGAGGTGACAGGTATGTTCTGTTCCAATAGCATAGAGGGGTCAGCAAGACTGTGGTAGATATGCTTGAGGTCAATCGTGTGGTAGCCTATCCCCCACTCATGTGATAGTTTATTGATAGCCCATGCTTCACACTTCTCTGACTTCTGCCCGTAGTCGAAGTGTAGCATGGAGACATCATGCCCTCCCTTCATTAACAGGAAAGCAGTTAACCCACTGTCTATCCCTCCACTCGCTACAACGAAAGTCTTTTGATGGAACCCTGGTTCAGCGAGACTGTCCCACTTAGGGTGAAGAAAGCGTGGTTTAAACTTCTGCTTGGTTTGAAAGCCTGACTGTAAATCAGTCTCATAAATAGAGTAGCCTTCGAGATCGTGATGGTACCACGATTCCCACACGTTGATACCATCACGGGTCGATTGCACAAGATAGTACAGGACCTTCCCCAACGTTTCATTGTCGCTGTGGTAAAAGTACCCGTACCCTCTAACGTAAGAGTGTGCGAGAGGCAAGAATGAGGTCACCGCAAACAACTTATCCTTCGCCTTATCAAGCAGGACAAAAGCAAAACTGCCTGACAGGTCCTCCATAGTTGCAACCATGTTCTTCCCATTGGCAAGATAGGAGGCGATGATCGCTTCGGAGTCCAGAGGGGTCTGGAAATCAAAGGACAATTCATTTTTAACAGAGTCGGTCACTCCACCATTGTGGATAAGAAACAACCCTTCTGAAGGCAGATTCAGGGGCTGAATCATAGGATAGTCCGTGACAGGCTCCGTCTCGGGTGTGGCCCTAAAGGATGCTAACAGGACCGACCCCACTCTCATCCTCTCGCACACATAGTCCAGTATCAATTCGTCATTGCCCTCATACGGACCCAAAAACTTAGTGATACTGTTTACTCCTCCATCAGGGTCGATGATGCCTATACCGACACCATCTTGACCCCGTAGCGCCGCTCCTTCAAACAGCACGTTATAATCTCTACGGGTAAGGACAGATTCCTTAGCCCAGTAACATACTATTCCACAGATGATACACCTCCTTTGAGAATGTTATCCAAGACAAAAACGCTGATGCCATATTCTCTGGCAACCACTGTCTTTTTTCTCATTTGTTTTTTGACCTTAAAGGTTATGTTCTCTGCATCTGTCTTGGTCAACCCCCAGTACTCTAACGATCTTCTGGGCCTCTTTCCATGTTTATATCGACCCTTTTGCATACTATCGTTGACGTTTCTCTTTTGGTCACCCAAGAATAAATGCTTAGGATTCACACACATAGGAACATCACATCGGTGACAGACCTGCATCCCTTCTGGTATTGGACCGTTGTGTATCTCGTAGGACACTCGGTGAGCATATTCCTTACCACACTTCCCGTAGTAGTCATACTGATATGGTCCAGTCCATATCCAGCAACCTATTTGAATAACTACATATCCATGCTTATCGAACAGGTCCCTGTTCATCGATCCTCCATAATCTGTTCGATATGCTTGACGCTATCGCGGATATGTTCGATGTTGATTCCCATTTGACATTGAACAATGAGGTTGACAGCTAAGGTGATGATCAGGACATACCACAGTTGCTTGCTCATTCTATCTTCCTTTCGGACAGCTTATCATCAGGGACATGCCGTCCAGCATGTTTCGTGAACACATCACGTCCGAACGGTTCATCGGTTGCGTTCCAGTGCTTAAACATTCGAGGGAATGACCAGCTACACCCTGGACAGTCCATAGCATCTGCATGAACAGCCTCCTCCCACTGTTCGATCTTCTTACCAACCATATCAAGAATGTGTATCTTAGGAGTGCGGGTTCCTCTTCTATACCCACAGCATCGAAGGCTTCCATCAGAGTCTATTGTCGGACCACCGTATGGGTCACCCTCACAATGCCACTTCATGTCGAGCATAAATTTCAGGGTAGGTATGTCAAGATCAAGTACCTCAGGATGATGGAGCAGATGATAGTTGCGGAGGACTCGTTTGAATACATTGTGTAAGGAGTCGATGTCATGGTCTCTGAACAGGTACTTCTCCATGACATCTCTGCCTGGGAAGAAATCATACTGACCATCCTTATTCCAATGGATTAGATTCACCCCTTCAAAGATGTCCAGTTCAGCTAACTCCTGCACAAGCATTGGTAGTTGAAGATAATTCTCTCGGTATACAGTTATGTTGCCCTGCATATCAAGATTGGGATAGTGTTCCTTAGCCCATTTGAGTGCCTGCCAACCATCCCATGATTTCTGCTCTGTGGTAGTGAACTTGCGGGTAATCGATTGCAGATACTTAAAGGAGTAATCAATCCCACAGGTGAGATTATCTATCACCCCACTCCCAAAGAACTCGTCCCTGTACTTCTCAAACAGACTTGGTGGGGCTGTGGTGTAGAGGGCGAAGGGAACTTCATTGAGTTTCAGGATGTCAAGCAGTTTGTGACCTAACAACCATGTCTCGTTCCCAAGTATAAGATTGAATGTCACTCCCATATTTTTGAGAATATAATTGGTAGTGACCCAATCCTCCACTGACATTCTGCCCCGTGACTCTTTCCCTGACTTAATGTTGCAGTAGTCACAGTCACGAGGACAGGCTCTTGTGATATAGGTAAAAGCATTTTTCATGCCGTAACACCTCCATCAATAACAATGTTTGCCCCTGTAATGTATTCAGATTCATCCAACATATGGACGACCTCTTTCAGTTCGTCTGGGTGAGCGTCCCTCCCCAATGGTATCGTATCAATGAACTCTTGTGGTAAGGGGCTTCCACCTACAAGATTAGTGTCAATGAAACCAGGGGATATACAGTTGACTCTGATGCCTGGTGCAAGTCTGCGGGCGAATGATTTGGTCATGCTGATTAGACCTGCTTTCATAGCACCATACATAGGAGTGTCTGGATCAGCTTTCATGCCTGATACACTGGCAATGTTAATGATGTGACCACCCACGAGTCTCGTAGCCATTCGAGTCATCAACATATAAGGTGTGTATAGTAGGAGAGTATACAGGTCGTTCGCCATCATCGTACTCTCATCCAGATACAAAGCACCTGCATTGTTGACAAGGACATTCAACCTACCTGTACCACCTATACCTGACCTGTTAAATTCGAGAATGAAATCAGCAACATCGGATTGATCTGATAGGTCTACTTTGTAGTCTTTGCCGAGCCTGCTGACTTCGATAGTATCATAGCCTTTTCCCCTGTAATAGTCTGCAATAGATAGACCGATACCGGAGGTAGCTCCAGTGATTAAGACCGTTCCTTTCATAGTTTACCTCATGCAATAAGAGAAAGTTTAACCAGTTCTAACGCCTCTGATTTAACTTCTGGTTTGAAGAAACTGCCGTGCAAGGCATCAGTAATCATCCCTGCACCGTTTGTCTGTCCTACTCCTCTGCAAGTCATACAGCTATGGATAGCCCGCATGACTACGATAGCGCCCTCAGGTTTAATCGCATTGACGAAAGCATTTAGGACCTGATGGGTTAGATTCTCTTGAAGTTGAGGACGTGAGGCATAGTGTTGAATCAGGCGAGTAGGTTTGGATGCTCCAACGAGTGTGTTCTCTGGTATGTATCCTAACCATGCAAGCCCTGTGAATGGTAAGAAATGATGTGAACAAAAAGAGGTGAAGTGTATCCGATCATACATAATGATCTGGGTGTACTTCTCCTCATTTGGGAATGATTTAAAGTCCGTGAACTCAGAGCCCACGGACTTAAACCATTCCGAGCAGTACATTTTTGCAACCCGTTTAGGAGTGTCGAGGAGGTTAGGATCCGATAGGTCGAACCCCAACCCCTCCGACATTAATAATTTAAAGTAGTGTTGAACTTTGGATTGATCCATGACCTATTTCTTTGCTTTGAATCCTACCAGTTTGATTTTATCATCATCGGATTCAAATACCCAGCCATGATCTTCCCGGTATTCAATGTGACGTTTGACAGATGATACGGTGCGGAACCCGGAGTGAGCGACTTTACTATCGTCCAGGTACTCTTTGAATTTGGCGATCAGGGATTCAATCTTGCCGCCGCCGAGCATCAGTTTGTCCATGTAGGCTGTGGGGTTGGAGGGTTCCTTCAGACGTTCAACGATCTCCTCAAAGGAGGTGATCTTCTTGGTCGGAGTCGGAGGAGTGCGTTTCTTTTTCTCCTCTTTCTTTTCCTCTTTCTCCTCCTTCTTCTCCTCCTTCTCGCCGCCGGCACCATCTTCCTTCGCTTTGGGCCAGTCGATGGAGTTGTAAAAGTTAATGCAGGTTTCAGGAATGTCTTTTTCCTTGTCATCGAGAAAGTCTACGGCGGCGCCGAAGGCGTCAACCAACTTCTCTTTCGAGGTTCCCACGATCTTAATTTTCGATTCAAGATTGCCAGTGTCATTGAGGAGTTTGATCTCCTCCTTCAACGCTTTTAAGTCGATTGCTTTAAGGTCGATTGCCATTTTCCTAAGTCTCCTTTCATGTGTGTGGGTTGTTTCCTACGGGTTGAAAAACGGTGATAAAATCAATCTTATTCTCCTTTACATCACCTGTCAAGACTTTTTTTCGGGGTCCATCAATCGGGTTCGTTTAGGTCAATTAATTTGTGGAGTTGCAGACTGATGACCACGTTGAATCTTCGGTCATAGCGGAGCCATTGCATCATTCTATTCGCCGAGACGTTAGCAAGTATTGGAGACACAGCATACTGGGCTTCGCATCCTTTACGGTTCAGCATGTCCATCGTGGCGCAAGCCGTTTCATAATCTGGTACATCAGCGATCACAAATTTGATCCAGTCATTGTCCCTTAACTTCATCCAGGGACTAACAACTTTCATCTTGTCATACTCACCAGAGGATGGTAGCTTGAAGTCTACCACATAACTGACACCCTCGACGGGGACAAAGTTTATACTTCCATTTGTCTCGACGGACACATTATAATTCATGTCCACTAACCTTGCAAGCAGTTCATTTACTGCATCGAGTTGTTGGAGAGGTTCACCCCCTGTAAGTGTGACGTTTCTGCATCCATGTTCTCTGATTGTTTGAACGATAGAATCAATGGTCTTCTCTGTTCCGCTGTCGTCCTTCTGTGCATACTTCGTATCACACCAAGAGCAACGCAAATTGCACCCAGCTAATCGAACAAAGGTACACATTGACCCCTGATGAGCCTCACATATCTCTCCATTGAGACTCACAAAGGTACTATATAGCCTTAGTACTCCTCCAGATTGCATAACACCCCTCCGTTTCCCAGAGTCTAACGATGGTTAGAAATCTACCTGGTGGGAGTCTGAATTGAATAGACTCCGCAATAGCTTTCACCATGTTCTCTGCTGTTGGATTAGGATATATCTCATTGAGGAGTTGATGATCGTGGGTGCTAATAACTTCCTCTTCCACGATACGTTTCAAGTCCCCGAAGTCCATAATCATGCCAAAATCTGGTTTGGATTCTGATCTCTGGACTCCACCTGTTATCCCAACTTCTAATTTATAACTGTGACCGTGAAGCCTACGACATGCCCCTTGATGGGCTGGCAACCGATGTGCAGCCTCGAACCTAAATAGTTTCCTTATTTCCTGCATACCCGGAATCTCCTTTTTCGTATGGTATATGGCAAAAAAATTTTTCCCCAATCTCTCATGTGCGTACCTACCAGGTTAACTTTCGATCTCCCTGATAAAGTCGGAATCAAGGTGTACCTGACCATGAGCGATCTTCTGCAACAGAGTTATAGTGTGGCTGGAGTCAAATTCCCTGTGCCTGTGCAACATTGTACTTATTCGGGTACGACCCATCCTTTTTTCTTCCTCTGTTTGACTTATAGCCAGCATAGCGTCTATATGGGCTAATTTCCCGATCCACCGTGCTGTATGCGACTCCTTCAACAATGTTGCTTCCAGTGCCGCTTTATTTACTTGTGTTGGTGCAAGTACAAGGCAGTTGCGTTCAGAGGCTAATTGCGCTAAGGCGATCCATGTTCTATCTTCCTTTTGGACTCCATCCATCACATCATCTTCTGGTTTCAGGATATCCGCATAATCGATGATTATAATATCTGGGATGAACCCATCTTGCTCCATTAAGTTCAAATCGTAGGTAATATCACTTACATTGGCTGTGAAGCGGGGATATGTTTTTAACCTGATTAGGTGTCCGTGAGTCTTTAGAAATGGCTTCATCTTGCGGGAAACATAGACAGGCTCGAACTTCGCCACATCTAACGCTTCATACCACGTAGTAGCCCGGTATTCTTGCCTGTGTTTCTCCCTACATGCTGTGCATACTCTATACGGACTATCTGCGTCAAAATTAGGTACCTTTCCGTCGTCCGTCAATAAAGTGTGGTCTTGAACTCGGCGTTTGAGGTTACAGTCTCCAGTCTGATTATGCAAGCAGTCGAAAACAGGATACAAGTAGGTACCCGCTTCATCTGCCGCACCTGCCATTCTTTTGCGTATCCTTTGCTTCATTGTTGCGTCATTCATTTCCAAGGAAAAAAAAGCCACTTTTAAATACGCAAGCATACCCATGACAGCAAACTCTTGGGCAAACCATGTCTTGCCCCTCTTGAAAGCGCCAGATAACCCTATCAGCCATCCTCTATCAAAATCACCGAGAAAATGACCTAACCTGCCGTTAAATCTAAAGAATCCTTCTTCCTGATCTTGAAAAGTGTGATATATGTCCTCTTCCCCAAATAACTCGTCACCTGTGATAATTGAGGAGGTCTGAATGTGTACTTCCTGAGATCGATTGAGTTCCTGTCTCGCACCCTTGAAATCGCCAGTTTCGTGCATTATTTTAGCGTTTCCAATTGAAATCTCTAATTCTCGACCCTCACACCATCGTTCAGCTTGATCAACAAGGTACTTTACATTGAGATTCCCACCACCCTCTACATACTCCTCACTTATTTTGATAAGGAGGTCATGAATCATACCAGCATCATCATCACTCAATTTGGTGCGATTCATGTTAAATTCGTCTTGGATGTGCTGAAATGGAACCTCCTCATAAATCTCATAGTACTTGACTGCCCACTTGGCGAGGGTCTCCGTATAATTAGTCTTGAAATAAGCGAAATTCTGGTCGATCAAGGGATAGAATTTGTGCATAAACGCGGTAGAGGCAATCATCCCTGTGACAATACGCTTTTCATCTATGGTGTCAATCTTACGCCGTCTCAGTAATGCCATTATTGGCCCAACTCCAGTGATCTTCGGTGCATTTTGGGCACCACATTTGAGTAGTATCTTTGTTTGCTAACAGTTCGGAAATGTGACCTATTCTGCCACAAGTACATTTGAACCATGCCCCTGCCTGTAATTCATTGTAACCATCAGCCTCTTCTCTTAAGGGTCGGGCGTTTGCGGGTGCGCTCATTCAGTTTCTCCTCCATGTCCCTCATAGTGGGTTGCCTTGATACTACAAAGTAGCCATTCTTCTGAAAGAAGTTTGGTAACATCTCCCATACAGAGTTATACGTCAATGCCCTGGTGTT